CTTCATTATCACACAGACTCCTGGATGGATGTTCTCATATTCTCTAGAATGTTACACATATTGGCAAACACATATGCCAAATCAACATCATCAGGGAAACCAAGTGCTTGTGCAGACTCCATAATACTATCTTTCATCTTGGTCGCATCAGGATCTTTTGACAATGTAAGACGTGTGTATAGAACCCTCTGTTTATTCAGTAGGTCTTCTAGTAACTGGACGTGTTCCAGTTTATCTTCTTTACTCATTGTAGGAAACTTAAAGACACTACCATATATCTTGTCTTGAAGTTCTCCAATCTCTTTCATTTCTTGTTGAACAATGTCAGAACCAAAAAAACTCATTACTCTCCACAAATAGTATCTTTGAGTATCTTCTTATACTTGAAGATGTCTTGTATATGTAGGAAGGAATCATACTTCATCATCCTCAAAGACAAATACTTCCACACAGGGTCTTTGAGTTTCTTATCAAAGTCTTTTCTAAACCCAAGTATCCTATCAAGAATGATAAGGGTTTCAAGGGAAACCTGACTGTTCAGATGAAGTTTCACAATCTCCGGATGAGATGTTCCTTCTATGTGAAATATACTATCAAACTTTTTACCAGTGAATACATCCTCTATCTGTGTCTTGAAATGATAAGACATAGATTGTATTTTCTTTTTCCACTCAGTGTAGTTCTCCTCACCATTCTGTGCCATCTCACCTATCCACAGTGTCTGTGGATCATCACAGGAAACAAAATTAGACACAAAGTGTTCAACAATTTCATTGTCATTATACTTTCTACTTAACTTCTCAAAGAAGTATCTGTCACGTCGTTTATAGAAAGATTGAAGGGAAGCACGGGACTTCCCTTGATACTTCTGGTAGTCGTAAGAATCCCTTGTGAAGTGATTCTTTAGACCCAGATAAGTTTTATAGACATCAAAAGGTTGCACCTTAATCATATAGGAAGTTTAGCGTGACTAGTTCTTTTCAACATATTGAATTCAATAGCTTCTGCCTTTAGTTTCTCCTTAAGAGGTTTAGACACAAGTTTAGGAATTGATTCTACATCAAGGTTGTTCTCCTCACAGAACATAACAATAGCATCAATATACTTTAAACCTTTGTTATTGACAACCATCATTTCAATTTCATTACTGAAACGTGTGGAACAATAAAACTTGTCCTCAAAGATCTTATCTAGTTCATTGTTGTTAGGATTTGACATAGGACTGTAATTTGAATTCACAGAATTCTCTGATGTACTGACTAAGTAACTTAAGATACTTGGACTTATTTCTTTCTTCATAGACCACACACTCTCCATTTTCGCATGTCATAAGGATTACAAATTTCTTTACCATTATACCTGTCATCTCATACAACATACAAGCATAGGCAGCACACTGTACAAAATAATGATCAATCCACTCTCTTGGTTTTGGTTGCTTACTGGTCTTGAAATCAATGATTGATAATTCACCTTTGTGTTCAGCAATACAATCCACCGTACCTGCAACACCTAATTCCAAACTATAAAGTGTTTGTTCTAAAGCATGTATCTTATCAATCTTATTTAATTCTGGTTTAGCAATCTTGAAGAGATACTCAGAAAGTGGTTGGACAGGAACTAGATCTACATTCTTCAAATGACACTCAGCAAGTGTATGAAAGTCAGTACCTCTACTAGTTGCCTTTCTAGTGATCTTATCTGCTTCTTCTACTCCAACTTTCTTTCTCCAGTTAGTGAAGAACTCTCTATTGTGATGACTAATAATAGAAGTAATAGAAACCAGTTTCAAAAGTTCTTCACTATTGGGATCAGGAACTTTATAATACCTAACCCCATCAATAGTTTCACGATCAAGTTGTTGATATTGAATGTCGATGTGTTCAAACATTAGAGACCAAGTTCAAGTTTAGCAATGATGTATTCTTTGACCAGACCACTTCTACAGATGTCTTCTGGTTGGAACTCAATAGTATCAAAGGATGGCATCTGTTGGATGATTCTCATAAAATCCATAATACCAGTTCTTTCAGATGCTTTGGTAAGGTCTGATTGATTGGCATCACCACAGAACATAATCTTTGAGTTCTCACCAACACGTGTGATAATGGAATCAAGTTCATGGAAGTTCAGGTTCTGAAACTCATCCACAATCAGAATCACATTATCAAGTGTTGTACCACGAATGAATGAGGTAGACCAGAAACTGATAGTACCCTGAGCCTTGAGGTTCGCATACAACATCTCAAAGGAGTTGTCGTCTGGCATTTCAAACATGTACTTTACCATATTCTTGTATGGAATCTGATAAAGAGATGACTTATCTTCATGATCTCCAGGAAGGAAACCAATCTCTCTGGTGGGTACAAGAGACCTCACAATGTAGATCTTCTCATAGGGTGTCCTTTCATCAAGAACTTCCTTCAAGGCATTGTAGAGAGTGATAAAGGTCTTACCAGTACCAGCACACCCATAAGCGACAAGGTTCTTATCATCCTTATAACTATCGAAGAACTTATCCTGGTTGGGTGTGAGACCTTCAATCTTTCTCAGATAATCATTGTTGATTGGTTTCTTTCTTTTCATAGCTTTATTAGACATACCAAAGGGAACAGGATTCTTCTTTCTAGTCATAATGTTTTACTACTGCACCAGGTTGTTTTTGAGTCTTGGAGATAATATCTTTCCACCCAGGATGTTTGGTGTAAAGTTTATTAAAGGGACCACCTATCTCTACACCAAGGACTGGAGCATTATCAGGGGTATAGTAGCGTTCCCAGCTGGGATTATCAACTAACCATTGATCCCAATCATGGATAGACATCACTATCTCCTTAGTCTCACCTGTTTCTTTATTTCGAACTGGATAAGTTGCCAAGTGTCACTCTCCTAATGTATCTATTATATATCAAAGTTCCCAGGGAGTGTCATATCCACCCAGTGCCTCTGCAATCACTGGAAATTGTTCACAGAAGAGGGACTTACAACTTTGAGCAATTAACATATGTTCATATTGAGTACCATGTTTTTCTCTCAATGCAATGTAAGTGATCCAACTACGAAGTGATCCAGACATATAGAGTTTAGTCTTGGTTGCCAAAGGAAGAACAAACCTTGCACATTCCTTTGCTACACCATGTTCTAACATCTGATCATAAAGAGACATAGCAGAACTGAATAGAGTGTTCATCTGTCGTTGAAGTTTCTCTACAACTTCTGGTTCCAAATCATCAATAGAGTTCTGTCGATTCTTCAAGTCCTGACGACGAAGATCTGGAATAGGAATAGCAGTATCAAATACATTAGTAGTTGAATACCTTTGGGAAAACTCTTGAAAGGTGAAAGACCTATGACGCAATACTTGAGCAGCAATACCACGTGAAGTAGTAATCTCTAGAGTCATAAATGCTTGTTCAAAGATACTCCAATGTTGATGTTTGATGCAATACTTCAACAGACCAGTATAGTTTGTATTTTCTTGGTTGGCTGGATTAGAAACCCGAGCACAATACGCAATATGATTTTCTGCATCAGGAGTTACAGAAATAAGAGTTGCACTATTCATCATTCATCATCCTCAAATACTTCATCATAGTCTGCCAAAGGTGGCAATGTTTCTAATGGTTTGTAGGCTTCTACATCTGAATACACTTCTGCTTCCAATGCATCAACCAATAGTTTCAGATTTCTTACAATCAGTTTGAGTTTTTCTCTATCAGGGTTCATGGTAATAAAGGATCTCAAATATATTATAACATAAAAAAGGAGGTTGTTACACCTCCAGCATTTTACTTATTCAGTAATAGTATTTCGGCATATATCAAATAGATAAGTGCAGCAGAACCCAATGTAACTAAAGTGATTGTTTGTATCATTTCAATCTCCTTTGGCAATGACCTGCCATACAGAGTTGTGCATTATGTTGTCTAGTCTCTTTCTCTTTCTTATCTTTGATAAGTTGAAGGACATTAATTTTCATGATACTACCTCCACCTTTTCTTCATGTTTG